ATTTCATTTGATTTTGCTCTTACATTTGTTCTGTAAGTTGCAATATCACTTGGTACAGAATAATCAGATACTTCAGTTGCTTTGACTACATGCCAATCAGTAGGGGATAGAAGTCCACTTGCTTGTTGTTTGATTTTGTTAATCTCTAATCCTTTTAATCCGTATTGTTTGATGTCACCGACTTCTTTATCGCTAGGGATTACATCACCATCTTCAAAAAGAATATCTGCTAAAGGTTTTGCAGTAGCAGTGCCATAGCTTCCTGTGACTACATTATCAGCATAGGAATAGCTGATATCAGTGTTGATATAAAAATACTCATCTTGTTTGTTTGAACTATCTACAACCACTTCATATATACCAATCGCTTCTCTTTCTTCGTTAGTCCATAATGAAAAAATTGTTTTAGGATATTGATTATCACCAATGGTTATTCCTTTATTAGAATTAACTATCCTAACAAAAGCATTATCTTCTACTAGTGCAAACATTATGTAAGATTCAAACTCCTTCCTGTTTCATATAAATTTGTTCCGTTTGATTGAAAAACTATAATATCTCTAGCACTCGCAGTTGTAGTGAGTGTAGGTGCGGTTGCTGATGCAAACTTAAATACAGAATTAAATGTTGCAGTTCTTGAGCCTGTACCATCTTGAATAATTATTAAAGCATAAAATGCACCATCAATTAAATTTGTAGGTGCTGCAAAAGTTCTATTACCTGCCATTGTCACCTGTGCGACTTGGATAATTGATGTGTCCCAAGCTATGGTTGAACCATCTGTTAATGTTCCTGTAGGTGAGTAAGCTACATTATCAAATAATATTTTACCTGTTCCGTTAGGTGTAAATTGAATATTGCCATTTGAGGTAGATACAAATTGATTACCATTAACATCTAAATCACCGCCTAGTTGGGGTGTGGTATCTTCAATAACATTTTGAATACCTGCACCTGAAAGAGCAGATACTGATGTAAAACTAAGAACACCAGAGCCATCTGTTTTTATAACTTGGTCTGCATCACCATCATTATTGGGTAATGTTAATGTATATGATGCCGCCGCACTATGGGGAGGCCCTTTAATTGTTATACCATGTGAATTTTGCTCACAGTTTAATTTAAATTGTCCTGCTCCCTTAGTAGCATTACCTTTGAATACAACAACACCTGTTCCATTTGGGTCTATATCTACATCACCATTACTTGTTGATACAATGTCATTTCCATTGATATCTAGGTTTCCACCTAACTGAGGACTAGTATCTGTCACGATATTGACGCCTGTGACTACACTATCTAAAAAATTGATTGTATTTGCTGAAGTATCTACTGTGGCTACTGATATATCATCACTACCATCAAAAAATTTTATTTCTAAACTATTAGAGCCTGAGTTGGTCGTATCAAGCCACATAGTGCCTGTGGTTGCAGATGCAGGTCTTGATGTTCCAGAGTGCATAGAGTTCAATGCACCTAAAATATTGTTTAATTCAGTTCTAAAAGCTGAGAAACCTTGATTAGCTATAGAAACGTCTGATACTTGGCTCATACTTGTTTTTTTACCTCATTATGATGAACTTTTCAACCCATGCCCAATTGCTACAAAATCAAAAGTCCTATCTATATTACTATCACTTGAATTTTTAAACACAACATCAAAAGATGAAATTGACTTATTACTTATAGAATAAAAATCACCTGTTGCCATATTTTGAGCGGCTATACCAATACTAGGTATTGCAAAAAATGGATTGGTAAATGTAATAGTTTTTGTAGTTGTTCCACTCGCTACATCTTCCCCTGTTTCAGTTCTTTTCTGCATCTTAACATCAATAGATATTCCAGAAACAAATGCTCTAGTTTTATTGTTCTTGTTAGCAAGTCTTAATTTAAATTTAAAATATCTTCCTTTAAAAGTAGTAGATGTGTTCATTGGTTGAAATTCAGTAGCATTATCTAGTGATGTGGTTGATGTAGCTATCTGTAATTGTGCAGTTGCATTTGTGGGGTCATTACCATCAAAAGGTGCAGGTGCATCATCAAATAAAGCAACACCTCTACCACTATCAAATTGGTCATATGGGTCTTCTATTTGGTCTATTGTAATGCTTTTGATAAATGAAACATCATAAATAGCTGATAGAGATAAACTTTGATTAAGAGTATAAAATCCCTCATCATCAATATTACTATCTGCACCACCTAAATCAAAATTACCAGAGGCACTATCAAAGTTCCCTGTCACATCATCAAAATCATTCTTGGTATCTAAAACTATACATGTAGTACTACTACTATCTGTCAAAGCTACATCAGCATCAAATGTACCTGCGGTAATATCTTCTGTTAATGTTTGAATATTTTTAAAACCCTCTGTAATTTCTGCAATATTAGAGAATATAATGGTTTCATTATTACTTTCGTTTCCAAGTTTATCTACCGCTTTAATGCAAAAAGCACCACTTCTTATATTAGTTGTAATTGATGTACCAGATGTTCTAGGAACTTGAAGCCAATTTACTGATTTATTCCATTGTGCATTAGAAGTTACATTTTGGTATCTAATTTCATAGAAAGACACATCAAGATCAGTATTAGCATCCCAATTTAATTGCATTTGAGAATTACCTAGCATATTGACACTAAAATTTTTTACATCAGAAGGTGGCTCAGTTGCACCAATTATTTTTCTATTTGCAGTAACATAAGAAGAATTTACTCCTAGTGAAGAAATAGATTTAACTCTTACATTATATGTACCACCATCAATAACATTTAGCATTTCATAATTAATTTCACTTCCAATAGCTAATATTTTAAAATTACTTTCTGTGCTTAATTTTACTTCAACTTGATATTGAGATACGAATTGATCTGGACTAGCACCAACTGCAATATTTAATCTTGTTAAAACAACACCCTCAGAATACTCCACTAATTCATCTGTTAATGTAATAGAAGTAGGTGCAGAAACTGAAAAGGGATTTGGTAAAGTAGTGATAGGGATTGAAGGTACTTCTTGTTGTGTTCCAAATGTGTAGAAACTATCTTGATGTTCAGATAATTGTAAACTAACTGTCATATCAGAATTCATAGTCATACCCTGTACCCTAAAAGGTTTTGCTGAAAAAGCAGGAGTTGCATGAGTTATATTTACAATATCTCCGATAGCTAAATCTAATGCAGTTGCATCACATTTTAAACTTACATCTAAACTTGTTCTTGACCTCCTAAGAATAATCTCTGCCATTTCTCTAGCTTGATATGGGTTTGTGATATAGCCAAAATTAAATCTACCTTCTAATAAAATACCACCATCTAATGCTTTCATAGTTGCGTGTCTATCTGCACTCGCTTCATTACTATCGTCAGCAGGTGGAAATTGTACTTCATCTGATTGAAAATTTTTGTCTGGATTAACAAAAGAAGCTATTACTCTGTTGTACCTTGAATTTTTAGTTTTACTGTTAATGGTGATACCACCAATAATATTATCTTCAGTGATTGATATTGATGCACTTCCTGTTGTTTCGATTATTATTTTATATAAACCGCCTGTAAAATTTAAAAAACCTCTACAAGATTTTATAAACTCTTTAACATTATCAATAGACTTTCTTGAAGTATCAACTACTGCATGACTATCCATTAAGTCAATCTGACTTGCACCAGAAAAAGGAGTTATATTTGCATCACATACATCTGCTGCTGTTTGCCAATCTGCAAAGTTTGTATCAAAATAACTATTAGCAATTCCTACTCCATACCTTTCATTACGCATATAATCTAATAATTGAAAAACAGGATTATCAGAATATTCCCAAGTGCTAGATGTATCTGCTCTATGACTACCACTGCCGCCTGTAAGAGTTCCATCTAAATTAGGGTTATAAATTTTCTTACCTTTTATAATCGCAGTAACATTAGGAATACTTCCAAATGCATTTGCATTCCATTTAAACTTCAAAGATATATATGCTAATCCTTGTAATTTATGCCCAGAAGTCCATGAACTTAAACTACCTAATAAAGAACATTGAGTCTGTGTATCTGATCCAAAGTGAGGTCTTACTGTAATTAAACTTGCACTATCTTTAAAAAAATTGGCATCATTACTAGCAACTGTTCTTTCTGTGTTATCTGCTAAATCACCAGACCAAGTAACAGCAGTATCATTAATAAATATTGAAGTAATATCATCAATCTCACCTTCAGATAGTACAAGTGCCATAAATAAAAATTCATTTGTTGCACCAGATGACTCTAAAAAGATTACATTTCCTCCTACTTTTCTAGTGCCATAAACAATAGGAATAGCTGAATTAGCAGATATCTTATTTACTAAAACTCCTTTTGCTTGTTGGTCTTGATCTAAATCTCCATAATCTGGAATGTCTGGTGTTGGAACTAACCAACCTATAACATCTTCTACTAAATCAACAATAACCTCTACTACATCTTCGACAAAATCTACTATACCTTCTATAGCATCTACAGGGTTACACATTTAATTTAATCTCCAATTATTACCCATTTTTTCAAATCCAACTTTTTCAAATAATTTATCTTCATTAATTTTAGTTGTGGTAGACCATGTAATAGTAGTATTTTTTGAAACTTGTTTAACCATTTCTAATAATTGTTTAAACATTTT